ACCCGCTGATGTCATCAACACACTCGTTATCGTTTACACACACAACTCCATACGACTTCCTCATAATACTCTCTATGCGGTCAATCGGCTCTTTTACGGACAGATAGGTACTCTTTACCCTTCCGTCTACATATCTGCCTGTAAAATACTGCCACAGAACATACAGGTACTGATTATAGCTCGTTAATGAGCGTTCAGGTCTTATTCCTTCGATAATCTCCTTGTCAAACCTCATCCTTGCCTCAAGACAGGAACTCTTGAGAAGCGGAGCAAGGCCATGTCCGTTATGCAGCCATGTATCACCAAGGTCTTTTCCGAACGAATCTGCAACCATCTTCTGCTGCTTCACGCATTTCATGTGGAAGAGATTCTGCCTTTCAGGGAACTTCTTTATTACAAGATGCTGTACTGGCTTTCCATCAACAAAGAAATCCGATTCCTTCATCTCAGAAATCGGAAACATGTCATCATTACCGTATATAAAATGCTCGGACAATCCGTATATGTACGGAATGAACATCTCAATCGTACAGGAGTTGAAAGTAGGAAGAAACCTCTGTGGGATTATTTCTTTATGATAGACTACACTTATACCATCCTCGCCCATCCATGAGCGTTTCTGGCTTTCCTTTGCCAGTATAATATATATTGTACGCACGAAAGGCATGAATTTCCTTATGCACCTGACCAGCAGGTACTCTGTTCCCCAATTTCTGAAACGGACGTTCCTGCCAGTTGTGTAGCCCCTGTGCCTGTTATATGCCGCATAGTCTGACTGCCATCCAGCATCATCCTCAAATACCATCGGAACTACGTAGTCTATTTTCATGCCTGTCTGTTAATACGTTAATTCGGCGTAGCTTCGGCAAAAACACCTGCACTACGCCGAAATTCAAGATTAGAATGGATTTCTCAATTAGCTGCTGGCGCTGAGTTCGAAGATACCCATTGCGTCAGAGTCGCCGCCTGCAGATGTGGAACCTGTCAGTGAGATACCGATAGGCTTTGCGCTGTTGGCCTCGTCGAACACGATGGTAGCAGAGAGCTTTGTAGCCTTGATACCGAATGCCTTTGTACCCTCGTCGTTGAAAGCGACGACACCAAGAGTGACGGCCAGAGAGGTCTCCGCGAAGGTAAAACCGTTCGTGATGGACTTTCCTCCGATTGAACCTGAGTTCTTGTCGGTTACGGTGAAACCGAAAAGAGTCAGCAGGCTCTTGGTAATACTTGGGATGAAGAGATTCACTGAAGTCTCACCAGGAGTGGTGCGGCTCGTCCAGTCAGCAGACAGACCGTGAATCTTGTAGTGCTCGATGGAAGGCTCACCACCAGTGTAGGTGAAGCCGCCGTCCTCAGCAACAGGAACCTCTACGAGGCTCTTTCCGCCTCCAATTGTGAACCCGGTATCAAAACCGCCCTTCACAACCTTTAGTGCGCTAATACCAACGAATTTGTTGGTCTCGGTTGATGCAATTGTTGCCATAATCGTTTAGTTTATATCTGTTGAACATTATTTATTATAGACATTGAAAGTCACAGTGACAATCTGATAGCCGAACTCATCCACGCCGCGCACAAGCACGGTGGGATTAGTCGCTGCTATGTACTCGCCGCGAATAGGGAACCTGTCCGTAACCTCCTCAGTGAAGTCAGAAAGAGCATTGACATTGAAGGTCCTGTTCTTCTTTGCCGCGGAAATCAGATAGAAGACGCCTGTAGTGGTCAGATGGAACTTATAGTTGCCTACAACCATATCCTCAATGCCTACAGGAAGCTCGATTACAACATACTTCTTCATCGTCTCGAGATCTGCTTCCTTGATGTCAGGTCTGCCTCCGACGAAGATATACTTCTTCTCGACAATACCGTCAAAGGCATTGACGAGGTCGTCATACATCTTTGCTATCGTAGATTTCTCTGCCATCATTATGCTGCTTTAAGACCTACCCACTCAATAGCTGAACGCCCCACAAACTCCTCTACCTCAAGGATTCCAGTCGTCTGACGCTCGTACTCTACAAAGCTCGCATACTCAGAAGTATATGCTATGCAGATTGAGAAATCAGCATTGGTGTTTTTAGGTCGCCATGCTTTAGAGAACTTAACGGCATCGTTCTGACCCCAGCTTTCATCCGTAGGAACAAGCTCACTGGCCTGAAGCGATGAGTACTGCCCAGTCCAGTCTGGCCTTAGCCAAACCTTGTTCTTCCTTCGCTTACCCCTGCTGTTAAGGGCTGATATCTCCCTTCTTACGGGGAGTCTGACCTGATCGGAAGCGAAATACGATGTCTTCGTATTGTTCGACCTCCTGTACAGAATGACAACGATGGAATTGATAAGGTTTCCTGTAAAGTTATGGCCACCGACAGGGTTTAGACGTGAGAATACAGCTTTTCTAAGGATTTCCACACACCAATTGTCAAGCTTGCTGTAAACAACCTTGTCGATGTGTTCGGCATAACCTTTGAATGCCTTGTCTATTACCTGCTGATTACGTCCTGCCATACTTCCAAACCAGATGTGTACCTCCGAAATTAGCCGCGTTCACGTCAATTACCCTTCCGCTTTCCTTGTGCGTCAGCCTGTCAACCTCGACCGTATCGCCTTCTCTGGGTACAGTTCCAAGACACAGCCACCCTTTCCTGTCTATAGGCAAGGCGAGACCTCTATATGATGTAACGACATCTCCCTTGTCTGAAACGGTGTTTTTGTCATAAGCCCTGCATTTACCTTCGTAGACGACGACAACCTCACTCTCATCTATCATGGGGTCTTCATCAACTGCACGGGTTATCCTGCACAGATGAGGAAAGCGCGGGTTGTCTGGTCTTTCTCTTGTCATCAGCGGTAACGTCTCGGATTACGGATGCCACGGCCAACGAATCCCCATTTCTCACCGCCCTGAATAGGAAGGTCATACTTCTCGAAGATTTCATTGGCCATGGCAAGGTATTGCTTGAGTACGTTGGCGGACATACGCTCACCATTCTCAGTCTGTTTCCAGTCGGCATCTTCCTCAGACCAGCCACCGCTCTGTGTGGGGCTTCCGGCTATCCACACATACAGCCATGCCAGAGAGAGGTCTTTCTGCTTCTCAGTAGCATCCGAAATCAACACAGATGGGTCGACCTCAGCATCTGAACAGATGGAAAAGAGGGCTTTTTCAGGAATGGTGATATTCCTGACCTTGCCCTCCAGATAGTCCTTTATGGTGAACATACATCCCATATCGCTTGTCACTTAGAGATTACTCGCTTGAACTGGATGCGCCAGATGAGCTTGATGCTTCTCCGAACACCTTCACGAGGCCGTAGTTGCGCAGGTTGCGGAACACAGGACCAGCGTAGAGCTCGAACTCGACGGTGTTATGAATCGGATTCTCGCTCCATGTGCTGAGAACGGCGATGCGCTCTTCAACGAACGAGTACATAGTGTTGCGGGCAATGCCACCGTATGCCTGACGATCCTTCCAGATGGAGTTGGTGTTCTTGATGTTGAACATCTTCTCACGGGAGTTGAAGGCGATGATATTCTGCGGAGCGAATGCAGGAGCATCCTCAACAGGTTTGCCATCCTCTTCATGAACCGACTTGAAGTCGATGGGCAGGAACGGCCAAACACCGCGGTCATGCATGAACTGAGCAATCTCTGTACGGGTAGCGGGATAGTTGGCGATAGAATCGCTGATACCGCTGGTCTTCCACTTGACGAAAGCCTTCAGCACAGAAGGATGGTCGAGAATCATGTCCAGAGTGTCCTTGTTCAGCATCCATGCGTTCACCTCGCGGTTCTGGACGCTTGTGAACAGACGCTGCAGGTCGATGAAGTCCTGAATGACGTTTGCATTTTCGTTGGCGACAAGAACGCCACCATCATACAGGAACCAAGCGGGAGAAACCTCCTGGAACTGGTTCTGCTCGAAGTCGAAGGTGAAGTCATACTTCGTACCGTCAACGGATGCCTCGTGAATCTCAGAGGTAGAAGCCAGCTCGAAACACATGTGGGTCAGCTCATTGTGCATACCACCGAGGATGTTCTGCGCATTGGTCAGCAGAGAATCATAGATGAGGCTCTGCATCGTGGCACCAGTGTTGTTGCGGGCATCACGGAGCAGGAACATGTCGTCCTCGCCCATGGTGTAACCGTGACCGAACTTAGGTGTCGAACCTGTGTAGAACTTCCAGCCTGAGGTGTTACGCATCGGCTTCAGACCATGTGTAGAGAGCAGAGAGGCGCGTGCCATAATGGGCACGGTCTTCGTTCCCTGACTCCATGTCTTGCTGTCGCTGGGAGTATCCCAGTTACCGAGCATACGCCACTGAGCCTTGTTATACTTCGCGTTTGCAGTGTCCATGATGACACTGAAGTTGTTCTCGTCTACATAACGACGGATGTCGTACTGGTTGTAGAAACTCTTTGCTCTTGTAGTTGCCATAATAGTTCCTCCTTTTTTTACTTGCGGTTAGACCATTTGAACTGACAGCCAGCGTTAGCAAGGGCGGTCTTAATGGCATCATTGATAGCAGGCATGCGACGCTCCAGCACAGGACGGTCGTTCTTGTATGCACCGTCGCCGTCTACAGAGATGGCGTTGGCGTCACGGACAATGTCATAAGGAGTCAGCGCATTAGGAATTGCCTTTACCTTCTTGGTTGTCGCATCGACCTCCACGAGGATGTCGTTGGCTGCAAGACCAGTAATGGCACCACTCAGAGTAAGCTCATTGCCGTCCTTGGAGGCGACAGTGGCATAATACGTAGCAGCCTGAGTCAGGTCGCTACCCAACTTGGCAACGGTAGAACCAACCTTGAAGGCCGTGCAGCCGAAACCTTTGTCATCGACTACGACTTTTGTTGAATCTACACTGTTGACCTTACCTGTGATGACGGGAGTAATCACGCGGGTTGCCTCGTCACAATTCACAGGAGTACCGCAAGGCAGCACGTCACCGGGAGCAGGCAGGTCATCGAGATTGAAGTTGAAACCGCCGACAAGCAGTTCTGGCTTACCCTCGAAGACAACAAGCGAGCCACCGAAATTGGCACTGGCCTTGACAATCTGATTAAATGTTCCCTTAATCATACCTTTGTCTTTTTGTGTTGATGAATAACTAATGTTAATGAACTCTCTATATCAGCCCGCGATTACATCATGTGCTTCTCCAATTCCTCAGCTTCTTTGGCTGCAGCCTCTGCGTCTGCCTTGCGCTGCTTGATGAAGTTCTCAAACTCCTTATTGGTGTTTGTCCCGCCACCTGCACCGCCTGCATAGGGGCCGCTGCCGGAATCGCCGTAGAAATCCTTGTAAAGCTTCTCGTATTTCTTCTCCACCTCAATCTTCAGCTTATCGAAATCAGAATCCTCCTTGATTTCCATATCCTTGATAGCCAGATTGACAACAGGCTCGCGGTCAGCGAAACGTTCGTCGAGAAGATACGATTTGAGGTCTTCGCGGATTTTGTTGACATGGGCATCTTTCTTCTCCTGCTCGGTCTTGGCAATGTAGTCCGTGAACCGCTTTGTCAGCTTACCGATGCTTCCCTCCTCTCCAGTGACACTTTCCATAGCCTTGGCTACGGCAGTGGCTATCTTCTCTTCGAGAGACGGCTCCTGCTGCTGTTGCTGCTGTTGGCTCTGTTGTTGCTGCTGATTCTGAGGATTGTTCTTCTCCCACTCCACCTTGGCTGCTGCAATGGCATCCTCGATGGCCTTCTGCTGTGCAGTCTTCTGCTCTGTTTCCCACTGCGTCTTGCCCTTGGTGATTCCATCGGCTACCTCGTGGCGCAGCTGACCGCTCATGGTCTTGAGCATCTGGATAGGCAACGCATAGCTGTCATCCGTAATCTTTTCGTCATCTGCGAATTGTGGGAGGAATACTGTTGCTACCTCGTCAAACGTTCTGTCGCTAAGGTTGTCTACTCCAGCCTTAGTCTTCAAATTCTCAATGAGAAGATTTTTCTCCATAGTCTTTTATCAAGTTTAGTTTTTGTGTCGAAAAAACAGGCTTTCTGCCCGCTTCTTGTCGCAAATTTATGAATAAGGTGTAACTTTTACAATGTGTTTAAAGAAATAATTGAAGAAAAATTTAAAAACACATTGTAAAAGAGCGGTTTATAGATACTTTTGTGATATTCAAACAAAAGAATTGTTTCAATTATGAAAGCATTTAGTGGATTAAACACATTGGACGGCAAGGCCATCCACACCTCCGAATTCATAGAGAACCTACGGGCGGAGGAAGAGAACAGGAAGAATTCGCGGTTTTTCATACCTAACAAGGGCGCACAAGAAGACGGACTTCACAGTGACGCAGACCTGATTATATACGGAGGAAACCGTGGAGGAGGCAAGGCAAACCCCTACTACACGCCAGTCGCAACACCGACGGGCTTCAGGAAAATAGGAGACCTTGTAGTAGGAGACCCTATTTGCACACCCTATGAGGGAATACAGCAGGTCACGGCAATCTTTGAACAGGGTGTACACACCATCTATGTCCTTCATTTCGATGACGGCACCGAACTGAGGTGCATGGACAACCACAGGTTCCTTGCAAGAGGCCATGAAGACGAGCCTTACATGGTATGGACTGCAAGGGACATCTTTGACTGCTATCGTATCGACGAGAAACCGCCACACTCACTAAGGAAGCGGGTATCGGACTATGTTGAGATTCCTCTCTGCGGAGAAGTTGAGATGGATGAGTCGAAACTGCCTACCGTCATGCCGATACCGCCGTTCATGGTCGGATTCATCATCGGGAAAGGTATATGGGAGTTCAGCTGGAGAGGTATTCCAATCTCGCCGAACTACATGGCATCCATCATGTTCAAGAACTTCGGCTACAGGCTCAGGAGATACAGCAAAGGAGGTATGTACTATGCCGTCGGTATCACAAAAG